GTCTCCCGAATATTTTCTTGAAAAGAAGAACGGGAGGGGTATGATGAGATCGGTGTCATATTGTGCGTAAGCGCCGTTATCGACGGCACCATCATACGGAATGCCACGGTTAATCAATATCTTATTTGTAATCTTCTCGGACATTTCCATATACAACTCGTCATACAATATCATCCAATCGTCATATATAGTTTCCAATTCTAATTCATCAACCCTCATAGTAATCGATTTGAATAGATGTCTTCCCAATTGGTCAGCATAATTCTGACCATTCCCGGGAGCGCCGTTTATTTTTGGCATTTTTATTGAAATATACATATTACTCAATAAATCTCCCATGTTTTGTGGGTTCATGGTAACCTTTATGGTTTCACCAAATGGCCAGGTGGCTTTTCCTCCTGGATTAATGACGGGGGTGGTTCGATGATATTTTGAAAAATTCGAATGACGTTTCTCTTTATAGGTAAATAAAGACCTCGCCTTTTCGTCGTTGGATATAAGGTGGCCATCTTGCTTTCCTATCGCGTGAAGGCATAACATGGCTCCGGTGCTGGCACCGTTTATGTCGCACATACTACTTATTGCTTACATATTTTTAATATCTAATTTCCACATGTCTATGGGGGATGTCTGTTTCATAATTTCCAGTTGGCGTCTAGCTTCATTGGATTCTTGGATGAGCGACTTCACAGACTCTTCTGTGTATTGAACTGTTTTGATATTCAAGAGATAATCATAATTCCCATCAATTTTTGGGAAAATTTGTGATATTTGTCTTTCGAGATCCAACTTTTTCCGTCTGAAAACAACCAATTCTCCATCTATAACCATCAAAACGAATTTAGATTTGTAACTGCACAATGTTGCCTTATTTTCCAATACTTTAATGAGGTGGGATTTTCTTGCGTTGTAGTGTTTCATTCGTAATTCAATGAAATCAACGAGAATCTCCTCTGGACTTTTGTATTTGTATATTCCTCTTGTTGGATGAAATAGATGCATGTTCGAAGAGTTTAACGATCGTCTCAATTTTAAGTCTTTCATTGGATCATTACCCGTATAACCAACAATGTCAAAATCAACATTTTCGATTGTACTGTTATTTGTATATGAAGTGATTGTCTTCTTCTCAACGAGAGTGTCGAGGTATTCTTTGTAATCCTGTGTCCATCTTCCCGGGGGAAGCTCGGTCACTTTAATCTTAGATCCCGTGTTTCTCCACACACCTTCGGCGATCCAAGCACCTTCATCACCTTCCCGTGTGATGGTACCCTTGAATCCCCTATACCATGGTTTCATGGGGACGATTGGTTTTTTATCAAGAACCCGAAGGATATTGTTTTTAATATCAAGTGGATTGAACGGCGGGACAAAACTAGAAAACCCCGTCCCGATACCCTCCGATCCGTTGATAAGTATCGTGGGAAGAGTGGGCATATAATAATTCGGTTCGATCATTCTCCCATCGTCGTCCAAATACGTGAGGATCGCATCATCTCTATGGTCAAACAGTCTTCTTGCTTCTTTTGTAAGTTTGGTGAAAATATACCTCGTTTGACTCGCGTCCTTCCCACCCATCAGTCTCGTCCCAAACTGACCACAAGGTTCGAGGAGATTGATATTATTACTACCCATGTAATCATTTGCCAATTTCACAATTGTGTCAGCGAGGGAAACTTCTCCATGATGATATGCCGATGTTTCTGCGACGTATGCTGCCAGTTGAGCAACCTTCATTTCATTTCTGAGATCCTTTTTGAAACAAGAATACATAACTTTTCGCTGGGATGGCTTTAATCCGTCCGCAACATGAGCGATGGATCTTTTCAAGTCCGCGAGACTAAAATTGACCAAGTCTTTGTGAATGAAATTTGTAATTCCGAGTGATTGGATCGACCCATACGGGACTTCCAATTCATTTGGATTCTTTGCGGTATTTCTCAAAAGCCATTCTTTTCTTGCGTCGGCCTTCTTTTTGTCAAAAGCCAGAATAATAGATTCATCTGACATCTTATCCATTTCAAATTTTACCGTGAGCTGCTGAATTTGTTTGAAATATTCTCTCGCTTCCTTCGATGTGGATGTACCCAGACCCTTGTAATATTTGATCTTCCATCCGGATTTACCGTTTCCATACCACGTCCTAAACGAAGAATCTGTATAGAATGATTTGGTTTCCGAACCCTTCGTTGCCTTAATGATAGGAGTAACCATACTCACAACAAAGTTCATTTTCAATAGACTTGGCCAGAAATGATGTATCATATTCAAGATCAGCCCCTTGATATGAGACCCATCGTTATCAGCGTCTGTCATGATCATAAGACGACCGTAGCGAAGTTCGGAAACATCTGTATATTCTTTACCTTGTTGGAGACCTAAAATCTTCTTGAGATCGTTGAATTCCTGATTAGATGTTAATTGAGACACGGAAGCATCCCGAACATTCTTACATTTACCACGGAGTGGGAAAACGCCATAATGATCCCGACCAACGACCGAAAGCCCCGCGACCGCCAAAGTCTTCGCTGAATCACCCTCTGTCACGATGAGAGTACATTTCCCAGACTGCGCTGTACCCGCCTTATTTGCGTCATCTAACTTTGGAATGCCAGTAATTTTTGATTTTCTTGAACCGTCCGTCTTTTTGAGCTCTTTCATTTCCTTGAATTTTGACAATGCCAATAGTTCATCTTGAATTCCAGTCTTGAGTACGTTCTTGATAAAATTTTTTGGTGGTTCAAATTTACTTCCAAATTCTTGTGATTTTGATGTACATTCGGATTTAACCTGACTACTGAACGTAGGATTTTCGAGGGTAGCCTTTACGAAAACGTTGAATGTATTTTTCACTTGTTGAGGCTTTAGTTTGATTTTCTTCGATAATTCATCGATGATACCCGCCGCCAAAAAAGACGTCACATGATCCACATGACTCCCTCCTTTGTTTGTACAAATACCATTAACAAACGAAACCTGTTCAAGATTGTTATCCGATGGCCCAATACAGACCGACCAGCGGTCCGCGGTGACACTGGCGAGAGATTCCACACCCTCATACATCTTCGCATAGGATTCAAGATTCATTTTGGGTAACGGTTCATCTTGAAATTTTACCTTACAGTTCGGTGTGGTACAGATATTCGCATCATATACTCTTTTATGAAATATTCTGAATATAGTATTGTCCATCTGTTTCATCCCGAACCTTTTCCAATCCGGGATAAATGATACAGATACCGAAGATTTGCTTCCATTGTATTTTTTCATGGTGGGTGTAACACATGTTGTCATATTATCCCTCCACATCTGCGAATATGACAGTTTATTTTCATGATCTTTAATTTCTATGGAAAATTCTGACGAATACACATTCGTGAGTTTTGCGCCGTATCCATTTCTTCCGCCCACCACCCTCTTTTTTGAGTCATCGTAATTGGTCGATGTTAAGAGATGACCGAATGTAAGTTCCGGATTCCACAGTTGCTCCTTTTTGTGCATTTTAATGGATACGCCACCGAGAGGACCATTGTTTTCGATCGTGATTCTTCCAGAGTCTTTATCGATGGAGACATTTATATTCGTCACCTGTTTTGGATGGAGTGAATTTCTATCGACCGCATTTACGAGTATCTCGTCAAAAATTTTAAGAAGAGCGGGGGAATATTTGATATCCCTCTTTTCAAACTTTTTTCCATATTTATCAATAAGCCAATAGGTTTCTGGCGTTACTTCAACGGGACCAACATAGGAGTCGGGTCTCTTTAATATATGTTCTATATGGGAAAGTTTTTGAATGCTTTCTTTCATTTCACTTGAAAATCTATAGACGCAATTCTTTACTTAGGTTTTTTTAGATCACATATCGTCCGCCCGATATCTCCGGGCTATACGATAGTAGTCATTAAACCAATTTACAACCTCTTCCTTTGTTTTTGTCGCATTGGGTGTATATAAATTTTTAATAATTCCAGTTTCACGTTCCATTAGTTTTATTATGCTTACTTTAGGGGGACTTACAAAACAACACCTACATACCCTTCTTGCCTTTAACCTAAATAACTTAATTTGGGATACATTATTTAGTAAGAATAAAGGTCTTATGTGTCTATACTTGTATAATACTCTATGTTGTTCATCCGTGTCCGGTCTAATTATTATATCGAGTGGTGACTGACACACATAGCATTCATGTCTCCAGGATAATTTTGGCATACTTATGTATACGACGATGCTTTACTTTATAGCACTTTTAGTTATTTTGGTTCTTTTTTTGAACAGAAACAATACACGTCGGAGCAATAAGAAGTCGTTGGAGACTTTGGTACGTCAGTCCGCTCGTTATGCGACTGCCGCACAACAAGACGCAACACCCCTCATAGCTGTATTACATGCTAATTATGCCGCGGCATATCTCTATGCGGCGACTGATATAGCCACAGATTCCGAGATACATACAGCAACTGGCGTGGATGTAGTTACATTTAAAGAACATATCGTAAATGTTCAAGATATGGTAACCAAAAGAACAACAGAAAAATGCCCCCAATTTGCGGGAGAGGTTGATTTATATTTATCAACCATAGCCGGACAGGCAGATTTATAATTCCTAAGTGAAAATTAACATCTCATTTTTTCAGTTTTTTCTGGAATAATCCATGGAAGTTACACGCGACAGCTGCTGGTATGCGCTTCTTATGCAAACTATTAAATTTTACAAGGTTATCGAACCGGATGAACGCTGCGTCCGGCTCGCTGATGCCGAGTGGCGACTGAAGCGAAGACACGAAGCCATACGAAATGCGAAAGCTCAACGTGGAATCATCGTTATCGATCCAGTCATCGATGAACCCCGCGAAAAGAGGAATTCTCATAAGATATGCGCAGCCACTACACTGGCTGGAAAGAGGTGTAGTTACAGGGCTGTGTGCGGCGACTTTTGTAGAAAGCATAAGGTTCCTACAGAAGACATCGACGGTTTGGCGAACATGATGAAGGGAATTAAAATCGATAACAAATCTGTCTCAGACGGGAGTGTTGATGACCTTTGTACTATGTTGGGTGAAATTAAAATAAACGCCTAAATTAAAAGATGTTAGATCAAGACACCCTTAGACCTGTAATTATATCAATGATATTATACATATTATTAAGCGTTTCCATCCCTAAGTATGTAACAAAACCCACCGGAATTAGACTTATTGATGACATTATCACGTATCTTATAACCCAGAAGGGAAATATTGCGTCCGGTACCATATTGGTCGGGGTAGTGATACTCGCATCAAACCATATAAGTGACAAATTCCTGTAATACAAATTCTTTACTGACAAGTCGTTTAGTGTGGAAATGATCCATTATTTTAAGATTTCTTTTGACTGCGTCGGACATATACATGACAAGCTGATCGAAATCGGGTCTTCCCCATTCCATCCCCTTCTTGAAAAGAAAATCATCTTCTTCTAAGAATCCTGGCTCACAGTCGATTGTATAAGGGGTTTCGATGTATTCCGGGGCTCCCCCGTAATTTGTAATAATCACCGGCTTATTACGAAGTGCCGCCTCTACAGCTCCCATACCCACTCCTTCGGACGATGAAAAGCTTACATAACAATCAGATATTGTATGAATATCCTCCATTTCATCATCAGAAATAAGTCCATTTATAACTTTTACTCCCGGTAATGGAATATCTACATCCTGATTACACGTAGCTTTTACAATTAAGCGCACGTTTGGCATTTCTTGTTTTACTCGCATAAAAGCGGTTAAAATACCCTTAAAATTTTTTCTATTATCTGCTATATTTCCGATGTGATAAAAGGTATACGGTTTAAATTTTTTAGGGGCGGGGATGTGAGCGTGTATCGTGATAAAATTGTTTTTGGGGAATTGTTTTGATAACACATCTTTACAGAATTGACTTGGAACGAAAATCGTTTCAAATTCATCACATATTTTGCCATAATCTTCATGTACGGTTGCCGTTTCACAAACGGTCATACAGGACAAGTTCTTGACACGACTTTTCATGTATGGGATTAAATCCAGGGTAGGTTGTGTGGGTATAAGAAACACCAGACCATAATCACATTCTGGTATATCTTCACCAAAGTGATAATACTTCGACCCAGGGAAAAGCTTACAGTATTTACTACAATGTTGACCTATGCCACTTCTTAGTGTTGGTCCTATGAATATCATTTAGTATAAAGATAATCTTGCTTTTATGTATATTACAATGTCCGACATCAGACGAGAAATTCTTGAAGAGCTCACCCGTGTTCGTCTCGATAAGACACGACTCTATACCCTCCTTTTGAAAATAGTTGATTCTTGTGAATGTTGCACCAAGACGAGCGCCCCGGCCCCAGCCCCCGTCGCCGCTCCGGTCAAGGAAGAACCGGTCAAGGAAGAACCTGTCAAGGAAGAACCTGTCAAGGAAGAACCTGTCAAGGAAGAACCGGCCCCAGTCGAAGTAAAACCTAAGGCCAAAGCGACCACGAAGAAGGCCTCCTCCACCACTACGAAGAAGGCCACGACTAAGAAAGCTGCCGCTTCCACCTCCTCTTAAGTTCATTCATAATTCCTAATCTTTTGTTCGCAGGAGAATTTATAAATAATTCGAACTCTGTTTCAATTACAGTATATTCCTTTATTTTTATGTTATGTTTTTTCAGGGTTTTTTTGATCGTTTCCCTGTCAGGAAATTCCTCCATCGGGTTAAACAGGTCTGAGACTTTGTTATCCATTAACTAATATAAACATTTCACTTTTATATTAATTAATGAAAGCGTCACCTGTTACAGTTTCTACGTTACAACGGGATACACTTCCGAAACGCAAAAGCGTCAAAAATTCTAAAAAACGAGATTTTCCCATAAAACGTCGTAATAATATTGGTTACGAATTTAAGGAATCTCTCGAAAAGTATAATAAAATCTGGAATTCGCCCAATCCGAGTAGTATAGCAATTCAAAGAGCTATCGCCGAAGTTTTTGCTCCTGATATCGAAACAGATAGTGAGTATTATGATTACTATTCTTCAATGGACAACGTACTTGGTATTATATTGGGTGGTGGTGTGGGGTCTCGTTTATATCCTCTGACGAAAAACAGATCAAAGCCCGCGGTCCCATTGGCTGGGAACTATAGGCTAATCGATATCCCAGTGAGTAATTGTCTAAATAGTGATATTACTAAAATGTATTGTCTCACTCAATTTAATTCCGTATCACTTACCCGTCATTTAAATCAGGCATATGATACCAATATTGGTTCCTTTTTGACGAAGGGATTCGTTGAAGTATTGGCGGCACAACAAAGTCCATCAAATGAATCATGGTTCAGGGGCACGGCCGATGCTGTTCGACAATATCAGTGGATTTTCGAAGAGACTGGATGCGATGAATATATTATATTGTCTGGCGATCACTTATATCGCATGGACTATAAACCGTTGATATATCATCATCGCCTAACCGAAGCTGATATTACCGTGTGTACCACGTATGTTGAGGAAGATAGGGCATCGTCGTTCGGTTTAATGAAAGTGGATTCACGGGGAAGAATTATCCAATTTTCTGAGAAACCCACCGGTGAAGATTTGTTTGAAATGAAAAATCAACCCAAAACGCCCCGATCCTCCAAGCCACCTTACCTCGCATCGATGGGCATTTATGTGTTTAGTGCCGATGTAGCAAAGAAATTGTTAATGGAGGAGATGCCATCGTCCAATGATTTCGGGAAGGAAATTATCCCTGATGCGAATTCCATGGGATATAATGTTCATTCGTACATTTTCGATGGTTATTGGGAAGATATTGGAACGATTGAATCATTTTATAACGCAAATTTGAAATGTAACAATAAAACACCAGATTTTAGTTTTTATGATTCTATTTCCCCTATTTATTCAAAGAGGCGACACTTGCCTCCTACGAGAATGGTCGAATGTTCTATAAACTCTTCGTCTGTCTGTGATGGTTCAACAATCGTTAAAAGTAAGATTGAAAATTCTACGATCGGTATTAGAAGTTACATAGGTGATAATTGTATTGTTACCGATTCTATTATAATGGGAGCTGATCATTTTGAAGAACCGGAAGAATGTGATGATATCCCGGGGTGTATTCCAATTGGTATTGGTCCCGATTGTATCATCAAGAAGGCTATCATCGATAAGAATGCTCGTATTGGTTCGGGATGCCATATCGTTAATGTTGATAATATTAAGGATTTGGATGCCGAGGATTGTGGGTATATGATTAAGGATGGTATTATTATCATTCCTAAGAACACCACACTTGACCCCGGTACAATCATTTAATATTGCGGTGGTCCCGGACTACCGTTTCTATTCACCCAATATATGAAAACACCAAATAATAACATTAATATAAATACTAAATACTTGAAAGGATATTTACTTTTGGGTTCATGTACTTCTTTATCTGGGAGCCTTTGGATATTTACATTTAAAGAATCCAATTTTCTGGCCAGTTTGTCCAATGATATCAATATTTGAAGTTCCCTGTCTTTTGGTTTTTCTTTTACATCCACTGTTGTAATTTCTAAAACCATATACCACTTTGAATCTGATTTTAGCGTAACATAATCCCCATCATCCTGTTCTTCGTATATTTTGAAGTTTAATTTCTTTATTGACATGGGATTGAAATAATTTGTCTTTCTTTGAAACATTCTAGCTTGTTTGTCTCTAAGAATGGTTGTAGAAGTTTCGGTAAAGTGCCTTTCGAGTGGGATTCTCGCTAATACCTGACCATGTCGTTCATCTATAAGTTGTGCCGACTTGGGGATATCCGGACACACAATATCGACATATTTGGGGACGTTGGATACAGAACTTGCGGGTTCTGGTTCGAATATCTGGACAAAGCCCCCATTTTGAATACTCCCCGCCACGACCATATCACCCGTGAGATCCATGCTCATGTTTCTACCGAGTTGGTCTCCGGTTTCTCCGTAATACGTATCATTTACCAAAGTCCATGTATTTGATATAGTTTTATAGTCAAGCATTTTGACATAACCCCTTTTAAGTAGAGAATTGACGTCTTGAATTGCGCCTACCGCTATTCGGCTTCCGTTTCCGGAGAGTGCGACAGAGTGGCCAAGTTTATCTTTTATATTTTCACCCAAAATATCAGCGCCGCGTTGTTCCCATGTACTCGAAGTTGTGTTGTATTTAAACACTCTTACCCTGCCAGCCTTGTTAAGTCCGCCACCTAACGTAGCTTCGGGGAAACCCATCGCAGCGGTAGTACCATCGGTTGATATAGACACGGAATATCCAGCTTCTTCGTCCGCGGCATCACCCAAGAGAGGAGATCCGCCCATTTGTGTGTAATTTGATCCATCCCAGGCGTATATTCGCATAGCACCCGCATCACTTCCACCGCTTATGTTATATTGATATGCCCCACCCGCAATTCTTTCACCGTCTCCGGATATTGACACGGACCACCCAAGTTGTTCAGAATTCCCCGCGGCTCCCACCATATCGCCACCCTTTTGAGACCAAGCTGAACCATCCCATTCGTATGCGCGAATGAGACCCCGATTATTATTGCTCAAATCGTAGCTATAGGCACCCGCACACACGATGTCCCCGACCGCATTCATATCCATTGAAATACCAAATAAACTTCCGAATTCTCCATTAATAGTCGAACCCATCTGATCCCAGTTTCCGGTTGAGATATTATACTCATACATGTTTATCAAACCATTTCTAGTTCCGCCCGCGTGTGCGTTGTATGATCCAACTGCCACACGCGAACCTACATCATTTATTGCCACACCCCACCCAGCTTTATCTCCGTTCGTGGCACCTGTTATGGTGTTTCCTACCTGTGTCCATCCACTGGAAGTTTTTTCGTATATTTTTACTCTTCCGCTATTACTTCCGTTGTCATCTGCGTCTGGGCCCCCAACTATTATTCGTTTCCCGTCTAACGACATTTTAACAAATCCTTCACTGTAGTCACTTTCTCCCTCTATTTTAGTCGTCGCTGTGAAAGGTGTTCCGGAGCCAGCTTGTGCTCCGACCTGGGTGATATAGAAATCAACCATTTTGATGCCCATTACACGACTCATGTCTTCGACGTGTGTGTTGGATTTAAGATTTAGATGAAGCGCAAATGTATTATTTGTTCCATCTACAAAATTAGAATCCAACATCACATACTGAACCTTTTTTGGTAAATCATGCAGAGACATATTATGAAATATACCAATATAAAAAAAAAGTTAATAATTAACATACGATGTGGTGGCTATACCTCAAGGCATTCAAAAATATAATTGAACCGACATTTGTATATAGGTTTGTTGTTGGTTTAACTATCGACACGGTTAAGTTTATGGGTAAAGTACCGATGATTGTCGGTACTCTCAGCAAATTTACATATAAAAACATGAAACTCGCACCAAACAAAGCTCAAGTTTATTATGAAAATATGAAACAAAACATGACGACCGAAATGATACAAGGAGGTGTGAATAAAATGATTGAAAATATTCACAACGAAAAATTAATATTAGAACAGGATCTTTTAAAAAAGCGGTATAAAATGGAGTGATTTAGTTAACATAAGAATAATGTTTCCTGGATTAGGTGTGGGTATTATAATGTCGGTGCTGGCGTTGTTATCCGGAACTCCCCTCGAACCGCTCCCATTTTTATTCATTTTATCTTCTGCTAGATATGTGTATGGTTCTGATAGATATTTGGACGGTAAAACTGAAGATAATCCCGAATTACTTACTTTATCCCTTATTTTATCTATGAGTATTCTGTATTATTACAATCATCCATTATGGGCATTAGTTGAGGCTTCGTGTTTGCAAATATACGATCCTCTTAAAAAGAGTTTTCCCATTTTGAAACCATTTTATGTCGGCAGTTTATTGTCATGTATTATTACCGTGGTTCCCCATATAATTTCGGGTGTAGATGTCATCCCCGGTGATGTTGTATCCATGGCGTTGCTTACGAGTGGTATAAGTAATATGGCAGACATAGATGACGTTGATGATGATTTAGACAATGAGATATACACAATTCCTGTTAAATATGGTGTACCATCTACTCGTATATTAACGAGTGGATTGTTTTTGGGGGCGGCATCCATATCAGCAAAGACGCACATTTTCCGGGCACTTCCCATCAGATCGCGACAGCGCACGAGAATGAAATCTCACCCCAAACTATTATCTAACCATATAGTAACATGTTGAGCAAACTTATATTTAACGAAGTCGCGTTGATTATGTTGGTTACAATTGCGTTTGGTCAATTGTATAGCTTATCTCCATCCAACGATTTCGGATTTAAGCGACCAATTGATCCGTATTATTACGCATTTTCCCTGATGAGCACAGCAGGGGGTTCAGAATTTAGACCCACGACAGATAGAGCCAAGAGTCTTGTTATGGTTCAATATATGGTCATCGTTACGGGGGTTGTTACTATCATTAGCCAAGCAGTTTTGGGTAAATAATTCCTAAGTTGGATTTCATCGGCGAGAAACTAAAATGGATTACATTCCATTGGTCACACACGAATACACGTTAGCTTTTTTGCAAGCTACAGAACCACTGTGTTCCGACGTTCAGCGAATAATCTGGCATAAAATTTTATACGACGAAGATAGGGAGTTAATAACTCCACCGGCGCCAATAAAGAAAGAAAAATGTTTTCCGATATATTACAGAACTTCCGGGAGTTGCTTGCCCCGGAACCTATTCAGCGACAACCATCACTGATGGATGTGCTCAGACAAGAATCCCCCGAACCAGAGGAAGATCGTCATTTACCCGTCATTGTCTCTACTACCCCCGTTAGATTTACAAATTATCCTTCCATTTTGGTTAAGGAACCAAAGGGATATATAATCGCAACTAACGAGGCAAATGAAGAGATTATAATGGAGGTATCGGTAAATGATAAATTCTCGGATACAATCCAAGTCAATTCAGATAAAGAAAAAGATCACTATTACATATAAGAATGGCTAGTGTAAAACAGAAACTAGAAGACATTCAATTGAAGTCGGAAAAAACTCTTTCCGACTTCAAGAGAAGAAATAAGAACGATTTTATTATGTACGGAGAAACGTCCAATTATAATGGACACATACAACAACTTCGTCATTTTAAGGACAGGATTAGAAAGAAAATTATAGATTTAAAAAAGGAGGAATGTACGATGACCATTTCATCACTCATGAACGAGTACAATTCCATAGATACCGACAGTGAAAGATTAACTCAATACATGAGAATTGAATTGGATAATAACGAAAAGGAGAAATGGTATAATAAACAATTCGATACGTGGCAAAATATGCCCCCCAGACAAGAATGTAAGGATTTTTCCATAGATGAGAGATTGAAATATTCGTATGGCAGGTTAATATTATTCAAGTATCTAGAGGATCGTTGGAAAATCCAAACATTTGGTAAAGATTTGGGTTCTAGGTTAGATTTTTTTTAATAACATATTATTTTTCTGTGGTAATATTAAGTACACATGAGTGCGTTAAATCCGCAACCACTCTCACTACCCTCGACATCCCGCCCGAGTCGTCGAAATGATCCAGTAAAGACTATATTGAATTTAGTTGATAAAAACAAATTTAACATGCCCGAGGGCGATTACATAGAGATATGTAGAAATTTGAGACATCTTCACGCGCGTTCTATACCCGGTGTTACTCGGAGACTAATAACGAAGATGGTTCCTCGTATAGTAACAATGGCCACCGTACCGGTTTTAATACTGCGTTCGTTTTTTAAGTTTAAAAAAATTAAACGGGCGTTTAATGTGATGCCAAATGGCTCCAGATTTGCCATAATACGAGGTGATGATAAGTTTATTCTTTCGTAATTATTATTTATCGTCTTACAATACAATCTATCAAGATTAAACCATTACCTAACGCGGCTAATACTTGTATCGATCGGCTCAATAGTTCTCTTTCCATCCTGATATAACGTGTCAAAATTTTTAAGCTTGAGTTTCGATGAGCGATGATGGCATACGAGGCAGTTCATCATCGTCATCCATATCTGCCCATGATTTACTCGTAGATGCTTCGTTCATTTTTTCCTTGTTTAACAGTTTTCGCAGATTTTCAACCAGCGCCGAATCCGTACATTCAAATTGCTCTTCGGGCATCTTGGGATCCATCACATCTCCGTGAGATTTACATAACTCACACGGAACGCTTGAATTTTCTTGACACGTATGTTCCGGTTGAATTTTCTTCTTTTTTGTTTTTTTCGGAACACGCGGAGGTTTCGGAACGGGTTCGGGTTTATTGAGGTGCATGCGACAATATCGTTCCCCGTCTATACACTTATTTCCACACGGAAGACCCTTTGCCGTTTTGCCCTCGCACGACTTTTTGGGTTGTGGAATCATCTTCTTCAATGTTTGAACTTCGGTAGTCAAAGATTGAACAAGATTTGTTAATTCAGATATCTGTTTCTCGATGTCAGCCATTTTTTTATTTGAAAAAATAGCGAGATTCGTTCGACTTAGGCATTTATTTAGCTTTTTTTGGATCCATGTTAGTCCATGGAACTTTTCCCGTGTTTGTATCGTCGAGGGTCATGGGCGCGATTTTTGTGTTCTTCTCTGGGGTAGCCGCTTCGAACGTGACCGTCTTCTTTTCGTCTTTTTTCTTCTTTTCATCCATCATGATCTTAACGAGGGCTCTCAAAACGGCGATGGCCAACACGATGGTTACGATTCGTCCTGCGTATTTGAGGAGACTGTTCATGTTATAGTATGGTTAGATTTTGTTTTAGAACCCCCATTTTTTCTTGCCCCAGAATACTTTGTTGGCTGCTGCGATAACGGCACCGGCGGCTTTGCCGATCTTACCGGGCTGTTTCTTTTTCGCTTTTTCGTCCTTTCGTTTCGTCTTGCCAATTTTACTTGCCCTTTTCAACGATCGACGGGTCGGGCCGAAACGCTTGGGGCCTCCTCGGTGCGTCTTGCCCAACTCGCGACCACGGCGTAAAGACGCCGGACCCTTGCTGAATTTACCAGTTCTGCCGAATCTGCCTCGGCGCATCCCTCCTCGGCGCGTCTTTCCAATCTTACCTGCCCTTTTCATGTGGCCGAACTTGGAGCCTCTGCGGCGGTGTATCATCATGCGCTTCGCGTGTTGCTTCGCCCGACGGTGGGCGCCTTGTGGGTCACTTCTAATTATGCTCTTTGCTTTTCTCCCCGCGTTTCTCAATTGCATTTGTGCGCCCCGGTCTCCCATCTTTGCGCGATCGCTGAGTTTTCTAACCGCGGCCCCACTTATCCCGAGTACCATCGCCACGGTCGCCATAAACACGGCGGGGTTCCGAGGGCCCTCTTGGTGTCCAACCTTTGCGACACCACGCGCACGTTCGGCGGCGGCACGCGCGCGTTGAGCGGCGATATTCGCGCGTTCGGCGTTCCCGGTCTGGCGCTGAGCATTCTCTGCCGCGCGTTTTTGTTCCTGAAGTTTCGCACGCAGCATCGCGTTTTCTCGATCCTTTTTAGCTTCGCTTGCGAGACGAGCTATTTTGGCATCGGATTCTGCCTTCATTGCTTTTATTTTCTGTTCGGCTTTTTCTTTTGCTTCTTTGGCCGCTTCTTCTGCCTCTTCTTTAGCTTTTCGCGCTGCCTGTTCTTGTCGTCTTCTTTCAGCTTCCTCTTGTCTTTTTCGTTCGGCCTCTTTGCGTTTTTGAGCTTGGAGATACAAAAACACACCGATGACACCACCAAATAAAATCACGATTCCAATGATGATGGCGGGGTTCATATCTGATATATAAATAGATTATAATCTCCACGACCAATCATCGATGTGTGGCGCTGTCATGTCTATTTTCGATCTGTTCCCATCCTGACTTACCACATACAAATCACCCGAATCGTTTAACATCAACCCAATTTGTAACACCTTCCTGGTCATGATATCTGTCGTAGAGGATCTGTGTTCTCCCGTTTTCCCCTGGGTACTCCAATGTGTATAAAATCCACGCTTCGAAATATCCAAACCAAAACCAACCATGGCCAAATCACTCTCTTTCAGTGATTTCACATAAGGGATAATTTTTCGTTTTTGAATTTTTCCGTTTTTGTGTATTTGCATTTCGAGACCACTCGTCGGACGAATCTTATTTTTACCGACCGGAACTCTATTCCACGGTACCTCTTTTATGATTAAATAAACTTGACCATTCGCAGATACGTACTTACGATTTCTTTTCAAATAGTTAATGCCCGATTCGAAACCTTCACTCTTAGGCACCTTTTCGGATTTAAGGTCTGGTAATCTCAGACTTTTAAATATGATTTTTTCATTATTGGCCGGTTTATAACTTCCGAAATAACCAGAATAGTTTGTTTTTTCCATTGTTTTTGTCAATTTGTTCCAATCATCATTCATTTTCGGTACAAATCTAGGCTCCGTTGCGTATAATAATATCCCATTCGGTCCTTTTATTTTTGACGCTTCGGGTACCCAATCTTTCAGGTATCTCTCTCCTCCGATGATTTTATTCTTTTCCCATAACTTTTCATGATCGGAACGAGTACAATAGGTTCTACCCGCCATATACTTCCCACACTTCTTTTTCCAACCGGGAACGTATAAGTCCGGTAAGTTAAGTGATAGGTTGGACGCCACGCGGTGTAATTGGTTTAACATGTCTTTCATTGGTTTTGGTAGCGATGCCAACTTTTCTATGGGAGATAATGTATATTTATTGAGTTCTATACCTTTTTGATACCGAGGATGTCCGCCCAATTTTAGCCATTTTTCTATTTGTTTCAATTTGTTCTTGAAATTTTTGGTTTCCTTTTCATGGAATTTTTCCAACCCCTCCTCCTTGCTTTTTGCCATCGCGGCAATTCTCTGTGTCAGTAATTCTCGTTCCTTTTGTTGATTTGCTCGGAAAATTCTGGCCTTCGCTTCTCTTTCTTGATCTTGTTGGCGTTTTAGTTCGGCGGCCTCTCTTCGTTCTCGTGCCAATCTCTCTTTTCTGGATTTTTCCTCCGCCAACTTTAACGATTTTTCTCGTCGTTTTCTCTGTATTTCTAATTCCTTTCGTCTCTTAATTTCATTTTCCCGGTCTATTTTATCTTGTTCCGCTTTTCTGATTTGTTCGGGTGTTTTACACCCGAGTTTTAACAATTCTTTTGGATTCGCACAACCGGTGAGATGAATTTTATCATTCGGGTTTTTCTCGTCCCATGGTTTCATGCTCCCATACAACTTACATGTGTTTCTCCAATTTACATTGTGTCTGTGATTACGGTGTGTCCATGCGATCGCCTCGTCGTTTTCTCTCGCCATTTGCTGACAATCCGAGGCACTCATATTTTTTCCTCGCTTATTAGCTATTACGGTCACACCTTTACTCATCAAACCCGGCACAAAGTTTATATCATCGGTAGGTTTTTCCATCAATCTCTGTCTAAACTGGGCTTCTTTTCTATCTTGTATTACCTGTTTATCAATGGACTTATTGTGGGGTTTAACTTTTCTTCTTTGTGTAATTTTTGGTCCCCTATTTATCATCTTTTGACCCCGGGAAGGGCGTATCGGTTTTTGTATTGTTCTTTTTTCTTGTACCGGTTGAGGTTGGATTACGAGCTTTTTCCTCTTTTCATAAACGGGGAGAGGGGTTTCCACTTTCTCCTGGACAACCTTAACCTTAGTTTTGATAGGATCTGTGACACGTCGTTTTCTGCGTAAGAAATAGTACGCCACCCCGAATACAGTCAGGGCATATATGATGAGTGCTCGATTGATCTTAATCATCTACTATAAGGTTATATATTTTCTAGTACTATAATAAATGCGATCAGTCAGAACGGTTGGATTCGAGGCAATTCTTATAGGTATAATTAATTACATGATTTACTTGGTTATTACTACGGTGGGACCCAAACTCAATACTCCTTTGATTTTGGTAATGTGCGGCGCCCTTATTCATTTATTATTTGAGTATTCTCCAGTTGGAAACCTTAATAAGTGGTGGTGTTATACTACGTTTCATGACCATGAGAAGCCTTTCAAGTAGTGGTCTCTAATTCGGGATAATACCCACTTTCCTCCAATACCATCTCGTAATATTCAATGTTCGATAACTTTTCTTCGTAGAGTCTTCGAATAGCGCCAATTCTATGATTATATCGTTTCTTGTAATTTTCATAAAACTTTTCTTCTCCCCCGGGCTTTTTCGCGGGACTGTTCTCCATTTGTGTGAATTTGTTGTACGCATTTTCCCACGTAGTGAAGGGTATTTTCTTTTCTTTTAAAATTTCTCGAATGGCCTCTCGTTGAATGTGTTCCTTGTCTGGTTCCATGAAAAACGAAAGTGGTCTCAGTTCTTCGATTCTCTTTGATAGGTGTCTCTTTACGGTTTCCAGTTCATATGTGGTTGGTGTATCCGTGGAAAATATCCGAATAACAGATGCGATTGATGCGTCGTAACTGGGATCTCCCTCGTTATTGAATTTTCGTTTAATATTTACTCCATAATTCGTATTTAGGGGCGGAGGACACCTAACAGACGTGATATCGTATGGTTTATATAGTTCGGGGAATATGTTACTACTCGCCATTCTTCTTGGATTTTGGTATAAAAATGCAAGAAGAGTAAATTACTTAGGGGTTCGGGATTTCATCTTTGCATGAGGAATGAATACATGTCTCTTTCCATTTCGGGCCTATCGACGCCCGCTTCATCTAAAAAATCACGGACAATATTGGTTGCCACTTCATCTAGAAATTCTTCTTCGTCATCGCTCAATTCTCGTGGTGAAAATTCACCAGACGTCGTGTCGTTCATCCACTCTTCGGCGGGGTGACCTAACATCGCGATACCATGTATTTCTGCGGAATTTCCCTCTTCCGCATCATCTAATTCATCCATACGCTGCATTAACCTATCTTTATACGCCTCTCTGTGAAGATTTTCCACTTCCATAAATATATTACATAGATTCTTAAACGCATACTCGAATGATTGTTCGGGTTCTCCGATTGTTAGACCATTCGACGCCAGATAGTTTCTGAGTTCTTTTGGGGTATAATCGGGTAAATGAACTTTATTCATCGCTGCCCAGTGTTTAACCGTTTGGTTCTTTACCCACGGACTTCTTCTATTAAGAAATTTAATCTTATCTATCAGTTGCTCAAGTCTATAATATTCACTCTCAATATTTTCACCCTTTATTACGAGAAATTTATATATATAATCATTTTGAAAATGCCGAATTACCGCCTCTCTAGGAATACCAAAATTTGCAAGTCTATTTTCTGTTATTCTGGTGCGTAAAACACCCGAGAAGTCTCTCGTCGTGTTTGGGGTAATTAGGTTACTGGATTGTGTTTTACTTTTGAATACATCTCTCAACAAATTGCACACTTCTAAATATTCTCCGTCCTTAAACTTTGATGAATTTCCATCTAATATACTTTGTACCTTTAGGAGTTTTTCTGATATCTCCTCGTTCATCTTATAGAATAAAGATATCTTTTTCTTAAATTGGTTTATTGAGTTCTCTTACCCCGAAGTCTTTCTAACCTGGGTCCTTCTTTGTTCATGAATACGGTCAATTGTGTAACCTCGCCCGTTAAATACACTTGTCCATGAGTCTTGATTATGGGGTCTTTCCACACCTGTCCGACGCGCACGAGATTCACGCGCGTCATTTTAGTATTGTGTGATTTACTATGGTGTATTGCCAAGACTGCGGCATCTCTTTTCGTTTCTTTTGGGATTATATTTTCTTCACAACACACGATTACGTGTGATCCCGCTCCACCATCTACGTGCATCCACCATTCATCGGGATAACTTGCCGTGGTAAGATTGTCATTTTCTTTTGCGTTTTCGCCGACTAAAATCTTAATACCGTCTGCGGAAACGTAGGTTTTCATTTAATTATAACTATACGATAAACTTTAATTAAAAGTTAAATCTATCTATGGGGAGTTTATTTACCGTCACATAAAGTTGTAGATAAATACCATTTTCATTTACGTCCATGTGCTTATATTGAAGATGCGTTCCATCCAAATTAACAATTAACGTATTAAAATAATTTTGTATCATTGTCTTTAATCTTCGTATGCTTACGTCATCTTTATCGATACCACCATCTTCGGGTATATATTCTGCTCTGACTTCACCTAGTCTTAATGTATTAGATAACGTAAATTTACGCTTATAACACACAACACCGTTATCGTGATATACATCGATAACCAATGATTCTCTACTTTCATCGTAGGAACATTTACTGAGCTTTATTGTATCTTCCCACTCTCCCATGGATTTCTCCATTAAAGGATGTTTTAGGAAGTTGTTAAAATCATCAAAGGACATAGATACGTACGCATGCCCACTCGCTTCGTATTTTAAGGCTATGTAACTATCATCGCGTAACTTATCCTCATCTAATTTACACACCCCCAAATTGATATTAACATCCTGACATGTTAGGTTTTGTGGAGATTTCCATTGTGCCCCCTTTATAGATACCCCCTTTAATTCATGATGGTGGAGTAGGCCTACCGCGCTACAAATAACATCTACATCTACGTTATCGTATGCTTCTAACTTGACTTTGAGCATATTATTAGATAATTTTCCCATCAGTTTTTCAAGATTATTCTTGTTGCGCATGGATACGGGGTTGATATTGATAGACTTTATACACACAAGAGGGGACATTGTTCTATATATATTATATATTATTTTCCTTGTCAAAATTGTTTATTGCTTCTGTTAATAGGGTCGATAGTTCCGCGAGCTGTTTTATATTTTCGTCGTTTGATTTTTCCAATGTTTGTATAAGAAGGTCTGTTCTTCTGTGACTGGATTCTATATACCATAGTGCCCTATGTTTTGTTATTTCTTTTGTATGTTCCATGAATGGATATTTTTCTGCGAGACGAACTCGGAGTTCGGTGTTCCTTTTATGTAAGCGTTCGCATTCATCACGCAGTAATTTTAAATCTTTTTTGGATTTTCCGGAAGTCTTTATCGAACTTGCGACCGTTACCGGTTTAAAATTTTGTTGTTTCAGCCATCCCGGGCTTGGTCTAATCATTTTGGTTAGTAGAACTTAGATCGTGGTCTTTAATGTATTTGTTGATCATTTCGATTCTGTCGTCATATTTTGCGATATTATCGAGTTCCATTTCGATGGCGCCCATTACATCTGAATGTTCGCCAACTCCGACCGGGTTTTTTAAATAAATTTCGACGTTTGCGCGGTGTTTTTGTACCATTCCCTTCGCGTGTGCCTTAAGGCAGAATATCGCCATTGAACGATCCATGTTTTTATTACAATGCCTTATTTTTTCTAAGCACCTTTTTTACTTTACTTAATTGGATCAGGGCTAACACGGCCTCGCCCTCATCTTTATGTTTGATACAGAATCCATTTTTACCCGCTCTATATTGACACGAATCGTACGCACAGTTTGGTCTCATTTTTACTTATATAAATACACACTCACATCGGACTTAGGCTATCAATTCTCGCAGATCTATTGGATTCTTAAGCGTTTCGAACGTTAGGGATTCGGGGTGGATAGATGTATTTGGTGGATTATTGACTACTTTATGGGGCGAATCATCTATCAATAATGTGTTAGTTTCGTCATACCACGGAAACATCTCCCATACATATTTAAGTTCTTTGAGAAATATAGGCTTTCCACTATCCATAGTACCAACTTTAGTACATTGTCTC